GCCAAGCAGGACGGTGGACTGACCTTCATAGACAACCTTGATAGGCTTGTCATCGCCAGCGATAACAGTCAGTACATTGTCGGGGAAGATAAACTCAACAGAGTTTACCTTATGACGCTGAGGAGTGACAACAACAGGAGTGCCATAGAACTTGCCGTAGTAGCCCATGTTGTGCAGTTCGTCCTTAGCACCATCGGACTGAATGGATTCCTTCAGGTTGCGAATTGCCTTCTTGGTACCAATAATGGTGGCAGGCTTGCCGCCGGCAGCAGCTTCGACATGAGCGATCAGGTCAAGCAGTGTATCTTCATCGTATGCACCAGCCGCAGGGAAGTAAGTAGCACCACCAAAGTCATCGGCAGTTGCAGTGCTCCACAGAGCATAAGCATCGTCCAGCAGCTTCTTGCGGAAGGACTCTGCGACCTTGTTAATGAAGTAGTTAAAGTCAACTTGACCGGACAGAACACGGTTCAGCTCCTCATAGATACGCACAACCTTGAAGGAAGTGGGAATAGAGGTTTCGCTGACGCCGCCCAGTCTCTGACGACGGATGCCCTGAGTACCATCAGCAGCATCGGAGACCACAAACAGATCGCAGTCCTCGACTTTAAAGATATTCTTGTCGCCAAGAGCGATGTTACGGAAGTCAATCAGAGCGTTAAAGTATTCGTCGCCCTGGAAACCTTCGACGATGGTCCGAGTCAGAATCTCTTCGACTAGAGTAAACAGACCGGCGCACTTACCGTCGCGGATATCTTTGTAATTTAGAGTAGTGGAGCCGTTATTTGCAGCCACCAGTGCCTGGCGCAGTGTGTCCATAGACTCACTGACACTATACTTGGTAGGAGTGCCATGATAAGCATCAATAGCAACTCTGACAATTTCATTCATATCAGCCATTGTAATTTTCCTCCTTTATCAGATTTTTACTTAAGCTTCAGTGTTGCCAACCTTGACAACATAGTAGGTATAGCGACCTGCGGGTTCGACTGCCATAATGGTGCCAAGACCGGTACCAGCAGCGTCAATCTTGCCACCTTCACCGATACCAACTTTTGCGTTCTTATCGGCAACTACGCCACCAACAAAGCCTTCCTTGGTGACGGAATACATATTGCGGCTGCGAGGAATATAACCACGGCAGATAGAACCTGGTTCGTTAATAAACTCGTCCAGATTCTTTTTGCGCTCATCGTACATAACCTCAACGGTGCCAATGATGGCACAATCAGACAGCTTGCTAGAAGCGGTTGCCAGAACGGCCTTCATCACTTCGCGCTCGCCCTCTTCGTAGCCTTGCAGCTCAACGATGGTGCCGTTTTCAACGGCGATTGCATTGCCTTCAGCGTCATAAACGCGGCAAGAAACCAGATCAGCAGCCACATCGGTGCCACTGAGCAGGTCAGATCTAAACACGGTATAAGCCATAACTTTATCCTCCTTAAAAATTATCGGTTGGGCGGAAATTCAACGAACAATCCGCCGTAAGGCTCGCCTGCGAGCTTGTTCTTTTCAACAGGTAGGCGAGGTGACTTCTGCTTCTGAGCAGAGAAAGTGTGTGCTGTATTGCGTCCACGAATTGCGAAGCACTTGTCCTCAAGCTCCTCAATAGAAAGCTCAGAACAATTACTCTTCAAATCCTCAAAAGCTTCAATGCCATTCAGGTCTGTAAACATAGCAAAAACTGCGTCCTCATCAGCAGTACGCTTGTTGTCAAGCTGTTCCTGCTTATACTGGCGCAGTTCTTCAAGTTCTGTGTTCATATTATTAATTGTGTCGGAGGCGGCATTGTATTTTTCCTCCAACTCGGTTTTTGCGGCTTCAAATTCAGCATTAAGTTCTGAAGCCTTAGCAGATACGGAAGCTTCTACAACAACATCAAACATTGCTTTATAAGACTGCTCGGTGTCGCCCTCATCGAAGTCTACGATGGAGAACTTTTTGCGCTTCTTAGACTCAAAGTCAATCACAACGTTGTCGCCATTCATAGAGTAATGGAAACCATACAGCTTCCAGTCTTCCAGATCATAGCAGAATACTTCCATAGCATCGGAGTCATAGTCGCAATACATATAACGACACATTTCGCCCCATTCGGTTTTCACCTTTTCTGCACACAGTGCGCCAAGCAATTCGTCTCTAAACTGCTCGCCGGACAGTGCAAACTGATCATTAGTGTCCTTGCTGGGGTCGTCCCCAACAGGCTCATCAGGATGATTGTTATTGAAACGTGTATTTAATTCGGCCTCAAGGTCTTCCACAGACATTGCTTCAATATCAAAATCAAGCTGATCTACACTTAGACCAAACTTGGTAAGCAACTCCATCTTCTGTTCCAAGTGCTCTTCTCCTCCTTCCATCAGAATTTGTGGGTGTATGTCAACCTCAAGTGAGGCATTGACCTTTTTAAAATTGTTTTTGAACTCTTCCATCATTTCTGCATATCTTTCCTTGAAAGTATCCAGGCCAAACATGGCGAGACTGGCGGATTCATAACAGGGTTCTGCGGCTTCAAGTAGGCAGAAAGCCAGAAACTCAAATGAGTCAATAACATAGATACCGTCTTCCATGCGACCACTTTTTACGCGGATCTCCATAGACTCATCGGTTATTACATTGTTTTTGATTTTTTCATAGGCTTCTTGGCGTTTCCAAATGAGGGCTTCAATGCATAAATACTCATGTGTGCCACTATCATCTTCGAAGTATTCCCACCAGTATTTAGCGCTTTCGGGAATTACGCCGACTGGTTGAGTAATATTAACGATTCTCGCAGAGCCATCTTTCATTACAACTTCAACGTCATGGCTACCAATCTCGTCGCGCTCTCGGTTGTAGTTGCAAACAATTGGGCAGTTATAGATCGTACTCATACTTCGCTCAAAAGCATCTTTGGAGATGCTTGAACCATTTCGGTTGTTTCCAACATAAGCGACTTTAAGCACTCCTGCATCAAATGAACTATTAACCTCGCACAGTTGCTCGACAGAAGAGCTGTATGTAATTTTCATATGTTCGTGCAATTACATCACCGCCTCTTCGAAAATATAGTTAGAGGTGGGATGTAATTCCCACCTCAGAATGTAAGCGTATCTGACAAAATAAATGAAATCCCAGCATTGGAGATCTCATCTTCGGACGCAAATGTAGCCACATCTTTGTTTTCAAATACCCACATGTGGTTACGCACATCCTCCTTGATCAACGAATATCCCATCGCGACCAGCTTGTCTTTGTCTTCTTCCTTCATTACATAAATGAAACGCATAATTGTTTCCTCCTTTTATTCGTTGTTGTCTCCGTCTCCGGTTTCTCTGGATTGCTCGCCTGAGTCACTCAGTTCACCGATATCTTTTTGAGGAGCACCGGCGTTTTTTGAACTCATTGTGGCGGAACTCATCAATGGCTTAAATCTTGATTTTAGATTAAGCACATTGTCTTCAAGGAAATTCATGCAATCCATTTCTGCCTGAGATACTCCTTGTGAAGCACAATAGTAAGAAATAGTAGGCAACCCGTACTGAGCGGCTTTTAGATATTGTTCTCCAATCTCCTTGCGATTGTATGGACTAGAATCAAGGAATGTAACCTTGAAATTCTTGCCATGTGAGTAACTTTGTATAAAGCGATTAACAACACCTTCAAGACTCTTGACAATGCCATAAGTAATCGCTTGGTCTGCCTTAATTGACAAAAGTAAAGCATTGCTTGAAGCCTTGTCGTTATTGAACAACAGGGTAGAAACACCCGCTGCGGTAAACAAGTTCTGCTCAGCTTCTGCAATCGTATCGCTATCGCCAGCGGTAGATTTGTCAAAACTGATTTTGCTTATTTCCATCGGAGACAGAACAGCGCCAACCTCTTCTGGCAAAACATTGTCCAGATTGCGGTAGAACTCTTTCGCCTTGTCAAGATCCATTTCCCACTCGCCATCAGAATTGATACCAAGCTTCATTACCAGCATGGCATAATTCTCCAGCTCTGTTTTGGTCATCTTGAGTTGCTTATAATCTTCCAGATCATATACTTCTCTGAACATTCCCGCGAATGGTGGAATGGAGTAATTCAAAATGTCCGTATTACACTTCACAGCAAATGAAGTAGGAGAGTCCAACTCCTGCCACTTCATCTTTGTGCGATCCTTCTCATACAGCCTGTACTTCTTCTCAAATTCAGGTGGGTATAACGCTAAATACTCACCATTGGAATCAAAATATGAGAAATCAAACGAAACATTCAAAACATTTCCTTCAACGACTGCAATATCGCAGTAATCGGATGGCAACTGCTGAATAGTAATGTTGTCATTTGTGACCCACATGGTTCCATAGAATGTGTCTTCACGTAAACAAACTGTAATAATCTTTGGGAACTGATTCTTAATATCCATCGCAGAAAGCATATTTAATGTTTTTCTGTATTGCTTTCCAATAGTTGCAGGCTTCACAGTGCTTGTGTCAATTTTGTGCGGAGACAGCACATATGACAAATCGGTCAACCCAGTAAAATACTGGATTAACCGACGAAAATGTGAGCTTGCACCATAAATATAGATAGCAGCATTTCGCAGATTTTTTTGGTTACTATAAGGATTCTGTAGAAATGTTGAAATCTGATCTTTAGTGTATAAATAGAAAGTCGGGTTTCTCGAAGTGCCATTCAGATCTCTGGTAATCAGCCGATTAAGTGCCGCAAACCTATGTGGCAAATGGATCATACCATCAATATTGAAATTAGAACTCGTCGCTGCCGACCCAGAAGTGTTTTCGGTCACTTCAACAATCTTTTTTTCCACTTATCTCACCCGCCTTCCTTGTTTAACTTTTGGTGCTCTAAACATAAACACCTGATCACTCTCAGAAGATGAACCGTTTCTTTTTTTGAGTTTGTTTTCAAGCTGGCAAGCAACCCAATAACTGTAACTCAAGCTGGAATAGCGGTCTTTTCGCACACCCTTTTTGCGGGTAATTTTGACGAAGCCGCTTGTTTCGTCATGTTGTAAGTTAATCAGCTCATTGATCAAAAGAGTGGTATTGATATACGGCATCTGAAGCTGCCATTTATCAGACGCGTCAAGCGATCCATAGCCACGAATGCTCGCAAGACTTGTTTCACCATCATACTCGGATGTAAGCAGTCTTACTCTACCGGCCCTAAATCCATCACGAAGTAAAATTGCACACTCAGAATTAAACTTGTCTGTTGCGTTAATAACCCACAGCGCCTTCTCGGCACCATAAGGGGCACGGGCAGCCCATTCTGTATTGTTACAACAGGAGAGGGCGGGATACACTTCACCAGTATCTGGATCGTTAATATCTCTAACCAAGCTGTCAGCAACACCAAAGCCGACGCCCTTAACGTCAATTACAATATAGTCGCACATATACATTTCGTATAGTTTACGAACACGCAATGCCTGATCAGCAGTATGCGCGCCCTCAGAAGATTCTGTGTATACAAGATTATTTGTATATCGCCCTGCCTTTGTAGGCAGCAACTGATTGATGAAAATAGCAGATGCGTCGTTTTTGTTCTTTGTACTTGCCATCAAAGCCAAGTCAACTGAAAGAATACGCTTTTCGCCATTCTGCTTTGGTGGAATCTTAACCTTTTTGGAGTCTGTTAGTTTGATCGACACATCATCGGGCAGCATAGGGTAAGTAATCTTTCTGTTTTTTGATACGGTGTCAAAATCGAAGAAAGTGCCGTCCAAATCGCCAAACCAGAGGCATTCCATTTCCATACTCCACTTAGTTTCGTTAAACCCGGCCTCAGACATTTCATCCGCGACAGCATTGTTGTCAAGTAACCCTTCTTTGATAGAAAGTTGATATGGCAATCCACAGACGAAATACTTTGTTGCATCGTCCAACATTTTGTCGGTGTAGTCTTTAACCTTTTCGTATGACCAATGACTCTTAAAATATGCACTGGAAAGGTATACTTCTTTATTGCGTTCTTTAAGATGGGCATATCTTGGATTATGAAGATATCCTGGCATACGAGGGGCTGTTAAGAAACGGCGAAGAACAGTTTCGATAGTATCTTTGTTAACCATTCGGAACTCGTCCACCAACAAAATATTAGCACGGTTGCTTCGAGCCGAGTCAGATGCGGTAACAACCTTAATAGACGAGCCGTTTTTAAAATCAACATACGCATTTGTGCTCGAAATGACCAAAGTCTCAATCTCATTTTTCAACAATGGAGAATTTGGCAAGAGCTCAATCTTAATCTTCTCAAGAATATTGATACTCTGACCTCGTGTGCCAGAGGCAATACATATTTTTGTACCGGGGTATAGAATGCATCGAATACAGCAAAAAACAGCAAGAAGCCATGATTTGCCTTGGCCTCTTGCGGCGATGTAACAGAAGAAATGGCAAATATTCATCATGTAAAGCAAGATCTTCTGGAACAATCGCAGATGTACATTTAGATAGTCTTCTGCAAAGCGGTGTGGATTAGCTCTATAAAAAGAAGCCCAAGCATCCACGCCGGCCAGAATCCTACCTTCTCTTGTTTCACTCGCCATTTAACTCACCGTCAAAATCAGTTCCGTTCTCATCGGCTCTGGCAAAAATGTCTTCAAACACCGCTTCCTCTTCTTCGCCCTCATATTCGGGTCGCTCAACACGAAGTCGCGCCATTTCTTCTTCGTACAGACGACTGTATTTATTTTCGATTTTCATCATCTTACAAAGATGGCCGAAGAACCAAACGGAAACATATTTTGCAATTCCATCAACGTCTTTAAGCTGTGGGTCAGGTTCGGCAATGGGCCGAGTGTTTTCAATCTTGCGAATCCACACGCCAAAGGGAGTTGACTCTGCTGCTGCGTCGAGATTCTCTTCCTTCTTTTTTTGGACGGGTTTCAAGTTTGCACTACCAAGCAATGTGTTTAGTGCATTAATAGACTTGTCTGTCGATTTGCCTACAGCGGTGTCACGAGTAATTGTGACTTCCAACATGCAGATCTGCCTAATGATGGCGCACTCACTAACATCCATTGAGTAACGGTCTGTGTCGCCACACCAGTATTTCAAACGCCTCTCCAAATCAATATAAAAGGAAGGAGCGAAACCATCACCCCAGAACTCGACGATTTCGCTCGAAATTGTAATTTCTTCATTATTGTCCGTAATAATTTCGTCTAAAACTACGTCAGACGACCTATGTATCAGTCCATTTTCTTCATCTAATGTATCGTCAAAAGTCTTGCCAACAAACTGGTAAAGGTTCGATTTACTGATATAGCTCAAAACACGTGAGCTTGTCGTACTGCTTTTGTTGAGCATGTTGTAAATCCTATCATTCCAGTAAATATCAAACTTCATGCAGATACGTCGAATTGCGGCTTTCTCGTCGTTGAGTACGGACTTGTAATGTTGATACATTTCTTCAACGCAGTGCCTACAAACAGGAAGATATCCACCATTTTCTCGGTAGATTGGGCTCTGTGAAGCTGGAAAATTTCCTTTTTGCTTCGTATAATCTCTTGGACACCTTGTGCAGTAATACTTTTCCGGTCGATCCTTGATAGGAGTTGCATTACCCGGTTTGGAGCTGGTTATCTTACTCTGTTTGGGCATGACGACTCACCTCAATCTCGGATGATTCCTTCTTTGACCTCACGCTTCAGCAGCTTACCTGCAGTAAAATGAGGAGAGCGATAGGGAGGAATCACAATGCGCTCCTTTGTTTGTGGGCAGAGCCCCTCTCTGGAGGCGCGCTCACGAACATCGAAAGTACCAAAACCACGGAACATAACTGACTCTCCCGCAACAAGGATTTCTTCCAAGGTTCGGATAAAGTCATCCATAATCACACCTGCATCATGCTTTGTGTAGCCTTTCTGTGCAAGGCGCTCAATAAAATCATCTCTCTGTAACATATAAACACCCTTTCGTTTTTCCTTTTGTTATAAGTCCGACAGCTTTGTTGGCTGTGCAGCCTTAATACCGTTTTCGTCAAAATATTGATCAAGTTGTTCTTCCGTTGTTAAATCCTTGTAGATTCGCACCATATCGCTGGAAGTCCAACCAATAATCTCCTGAATTACACCATCTGGCAATCCTGAGCGTGCAAGACTTGTAGTAAAATAATGTCGCATTGCGTGCCAATAAAAATCAACATTGATCAAATTGCCAAATGTGATCGCCCAACTATTTAATGTCTCTGGCTTCATCTGTTTTGAATAATCTTCTTTGAGCGGGAAGAGCCATACACTATCTATTCCTTGCTCTTTGCGCTGCTTCAACCAGCGATCAAGATATGGTTTAAACTTTTTTGCTAAAGTATAACAGTAGATATATTTTCCAAGGCCAAAACCCTTTGTTTTAATAGTCTCACTGGTTTTGTACAGTGCGCCACCACACACAAGATTCTCCTCTTTAAAATCGTCAACCTTAAATCGAACAAGTTCCGATTTTCTGCGCCCAGAAAACATAGCGAGCGCAAGCATACACGCTTTCTCGTAGTGCCCTTTTTCTGTTAGAATGTCTAGCAGATCGTCAAGCTGTGAATCTGACAAGACTGTTTTTTCACGTACTTGCTGATTGACTGGGGACTCAATTTTTCTAACAATAGAACGAAAATCCTTAAACTCTGGCTCGTCATCTAAAATTGCCTCAATAAAATTAGACAAAGAAGAAATCGCAGATTTTATTCTGCGAACTCTCGATGGAGAATTCTCATTTTCGTTAATGAGCCAGTTTTGAAAAGAAACAAGATCTCGTTTGCTTACTTCGGAAAAATTCTTGTTGCCAAGATTTTTCATACAGTACACAAAGAAGATATCGAGATCGTTGTCGTATCCACGTATTGTCCCAGGACTTCGCTGAACAGACTTCAGATAGTCTAAAAAGTCCTTTTTTAAGCGTAAGTTGTCTGGATTGATTTGAGAGACAAGTTCGGGGCTTGTCAGGTCGTTCATTTTTGTTTTTCTTGGCATACAAGCCACCTCCTTGTCTTAAACTTGGGTGCGAAGGCTGGATTCGAACCAGCGTCTACGGCTCATGAGGCCATCAAGGAAACCACTCCTCCACTCCGCAATACAAAAAATAAGCGGGATGGGGTTGTTAGCCCCTCCCGCTCGCTTTAGCTCAATTTGATATCATATGAACACCGAATTCCAGTATGGTCACAAACACAGACCATCTGTTCCGGTTGTCCATAAATTCTTTTACTAACACAGAAATCATCCATACCAAGGAAGCTTCCCGCCATTATAGTCTTCACACCCTGCACCTCATCGATCTTGTTATGGTGTAAGTGTCCTGATAGTACTGCATACAACGGTCTGCGCGCCATAGTTTGTAAGGCTTGCACTTTTGCAGCACTTCCATCGTAGTCTCCATGTATACCACAGTATGTATTATCACGAATATCGATAAGATACATCGTAGAGTCAACCTTGTCACAATCGCCAATTAAAACATTGTCAAATGCTTGTAGCCGTGCTTGTAGATACCACTCAACAAGATCATCAAGACGCTCGTCTTTTAGAGCGCGATCTTTAATATCAATACGAGAATGATTGCCGGCAACGCTCACATATCGAACAACCGTAAAATGTTTGCTTAACTCAGCAAGAAACTCCGCAATCAATTCGGAGACACCAGTAATTTGCTCAATTACATTTTCTTTATTTGTAACAGCAATTGAATTATGAATGTTCCCACTAATTTCGTCGCCATTTGCCCACACAATGCAGTTTTCGCTTCCGTGTATTTTCCCAATTTCAATGATCTGGTCAAGATAACGACACATCATCTCTCTGCAAATATCTGAGTTATACTTATTCCAGTAATTGTCAACGACAGCTCCGTAGTGAATATCATTCAAACTAACCAAAAGATCATTGTCTGATACTATTGGAGTGGCGGGGGAATAGTTCAGTGATGGCAGATTTCCGTTTAGCACAACAGATGTGATGATTTCGTTGAGTTCTTCCTGTCTGGCTCTGTCTCGAACCAATTTATTCAATGCAACTCGCTGATCGTAAAACTTTTGACGCTCCTTTTGGACTTCTACTTTTTTTGCGTCCATCTCGCTTAAGATGTCGTCGGATGTAATTGCTCGTTCAGCATCCATATCCAACAACTCTAAGGTACGACGACTGCCATACATCATACGTCTTGCAACATCTGAGCTGTATTCTTTTCCGTAAACATATGGTGCCAATTCAGAATAATCCTCATCAGCAAGAGTGCCATCGACCAGCTTTCCGTAAATCAGGCGCTTGTGATACGCCAATTCTGTTTCGTGTTGTCTTTTTGAAAGCTTGTCCATTCCAGTCCTCCTTTACGCAGGTCTGCGAAGGTCTTTTAGCAGTCGCATGGCGCTTTTACTCTCTTCCATATAATACTTATGGCGTTTAGACTTCTGCTTAACAGTCCTTCGAATATGGACATCTGGTAGTCTTTTAGAAATGATTTCCTTTTCATTCGCGCTGATAATAATCACAAAATTCTCCCTTTCAATCTGGTTATTCGCCACATAAAATGGCGTTGATACATTATTATACTATAATAGGAATACTGCATTGGGTGCTGTAAAGCCCTTGTTTTCGAGCTTTACAGACACCCTCTATTTAAAAGTTTCTTGAAATGGGGCCGAAGTCAAGCCACCACTTCGCTATGATAATTATCGAGAGCTCTCTGCCGATTGATATCAATGGCACAATCACGACAGTACTTCTGCACATTACTCGTGCGCTTTATTACAACACCACAAGAAGAGCATTCAAAATACGGCTCTCCGCAATATCTCATATACTGATATCCAAGATTGCGGAAATCTGAAATTTGCAAGAGTGGCTCACTGTCATAGTCAAGACACTGTACATTGATGTTAATGTTGTCGACTTTGCGACTAAATCGGACCAAGCCAGCCTCGCGCAGATCGTTTAGCATCAAAGACTGTCGCTTAATCGAGGTTACCACATTTGCCAACTTGAAAATTTCTTTGTCTTGTCGGTTAACCCAATTGTCATTTTTAACACTTACCGCATTAGAATACTTTGCAAGGCAGATTAACGAAAACATTAATCGACGCATCTGCTTGCCGGGCAAGCTGTCACATACTGTAAGCTCTTTTTTTGTGACTGGAATACTATCCAACTCAATGAGAGTTGTCTTGTCTGCGGCCTTTATCTGTCTATCAATGGCGTCCTGCCACTTAACAATGTTAATGGTGGGGTCGCATTTAAGCATAAAATCTTCTAATAGAGAACGAATTTCCTGTTTTTTGTATCCCTCTGCACTGTAGTATTTAGCAACTCTTCCCAACGTCTCAAGTGGCTTTGGGTCAAGCGAACATCTGTTCAAAGCATCAATTGCAAAATCTCTCTCATTCAGCACAATGCTCATTAGCTTTCCCTCCAATCTGCTTTATAGAAAACGAGAAGCGTTCTCCACCGAAAGCAACATCTCCATGCTCACAAATAACGGGGTAGGAAATATAATAGCCATTCTTTCGAAGGAGATTCTCGATGATTTCCTCGCTTGCAAGATCCCAAGCAAATTGCTTAGAACCTTCTTTTTTATAACAAATATCAAGCAAAATGTCGCACAACTGATATCTGTTGGAACAAACTGCCTGACACTCACTCTTAAATTCCTGAATCATCATAGATCGCTGACTGCTCAACATATCTTCGTCCAGTCGCTCTTTTTTAGAATACTGCATATAATCTTGAACACGTCGATCATAAGCGTTATAAAGTCTTAGAATTGCATTGTACTGAGTATCTGTGTACTCTTGACCACTTTGCATAATTGTATAATCAAATTCGCTGTCACTGCGATGTTTAACGATGTATCCATCAAACTCTGCTTCAAACCGCTTGCAGATGCGGTTCATAACACAATCATTCACGCCGACTGGCATCTTCATATGATAGTAACGAATAAACTCTCGCTCTTCTTTGCTGAGCTGGTCGTCGGGCTTATTGAGTAGTTCTTCCATTGTCATTCTGAACTCTCTGATTGCCTTTTTGTTTGTGTTCGATATGTATGTATTGTACTGCTTCATCATGGTGGGATATATATAGCGCATAAAATAAGGCTTCTTATCCGCAATCACACTCAAATTAAACTGTCGTAAAGCATCATCTTCTATGTCGCAGCTTCTATTGGCATTCCTATCATACCATTCTTTTGGCATTGGCTTAGCAATAATACCCTTAGCCTTGTCAATGGCGTTCTGCTGGAAAAGCTGACCACATTTGATGCGGTAGTCCAAAGTTTGGTACTCGACACTCCCTTTTTCAAATTGCGCAATCACATCAAACATAGAGGTAATTCGATTGGTTGTTTTACCTATGTCGTCACCAAAACTGTCAATATTGGATTGGATCATATCGTCCTCTGTGGCAACGCACTTTCTTGCTCTGCGTTGCACACACATAATAGCCGGCAACTCTACAAGATTGTTTACCAACACTCGATTGTCAGTCAGCATAACCATGTCGCCATCGAAATCGCATCCATTCAGGGCGTGCGAAGAAGTGTCCCACGCATTCAATATAGTGCAAGTCTTCATATGCTGGTACCAATACTGCGCATCGTCGGTATTTGCAACCCTCATCAAACGAATATTGTTGTGACAAGTCATGGGCGCTCTAAAACAAGCAAGCTGATCAGCGCCATCGTCGAGCCAGTATTTGTTGTAGATCTGTCCGGCTTTCAACAACCCGGTCACTTCCATTCCAAACATACTCTGGCACAGAGCATAAGGGTCGCCAGAAATAATTGAGTAGTTGCCATGAACTTTGATGACGCCGATTTTTGCGTCTGTGATACGCTTCTTGATTAGGCCGTATATCTTTCTTCGAACAAACGGATCTTCCATCATTCTGCGATCTACCATAATTGCTTTTGCAAAATCTGGATCAACATACTCTATGTTTTCATCTGATAATCCAACACCCTTCAAGAAAAGCACAGCCTTGCGCCAATCAAGTTTAAGAATATCGTGGATTTCGTTGATGGTTGGCGAGATCAGCTCTTCGATCTGTTCGTCTGACAGTTCGTAACTCTGAATAAATTGGTAGTTTAAGTTACGCTCGTTTTCCAACTTCTTTGGACAAGTCTTAGCAACACCAAATGAGTAATCATTCTCTGCACAATTGCGAAGGTAGTCCTCGCAACTGTCGTAACTATCCCAAAGTTTAAGCATGGAGGTGGTAAGGATCAGCTCGACGTTGGTCAGATCCACTTCATTGCCCCAGGCATCTTTGATAATGCGGGTGCCGGCCACCTTGTCTGCAAAGTCAAGGAAGTCGAATGTGAACACCATACCCTTTTCCCAAGAGAAACGAGTGTTAACGCCACTGACAACATAATCAAGATGAAGATCCTCAGACCATCTACTTGCCAGAGAGGGGAGCATTAGACCGAACCCATCTGATGCGTTTAGTTCAATGTCAACGTCACTCATAGGTGTCATTACAGGTTCGCCTGGTGCTTCATCATTGATGTTAATGACATCTGACTTGAAGTGGGTAATACAGTCATTCACCACAGCAATGCCGACCGGCATCGATACAGGGATGGAACCGCTGCACACCAGAGCCTGATATGCTTCAAGCTTAGCAGGAACCAGTTCCTTTTCTTTGTCGCGACCGTTGTCAATTCTGCGGCGCAACTCTGGCGCTAAGCGTTCGCTGACAAAAACAATTGTTGAGTTCTTTATACCGCCGTTTGTACCAAGCAGTCTAACATACTTGATACCATTGATTTTAAACCCTTTGCGTGCCCTCCAATAATCTTTCTCACGGTCAATTACAAGGCACATATAGTCTGGTTTGTACTGAATTTCGTCTAATTTTTCGTATAATTTCTTGATTTTTCTGCGGTTTTGCAAAGAATTTGGCTGTTTTCTGACCATTTTTATCTCATTTTTTATGTTTTTTGCAACCGCATCGCTATTTTCAATGCCATTCAGCATATCTATGAAGCGCAGCATCTGGCTATCGCTTAAGGAAATCACCTCGTCATTTCTCCGAGCTTCAGAAATAGGGAGAGTGAGATTCCATCTCGCCTTGCGTAAGCGTGCGCTATGTATCTTATAAATAAACTTTTGGCAAGACTGTTGTTTAGAAATATTGCCCACCTGCCTCATAAAATAGTGTTGATATGTCAAAAAAATAAATCAGTTATTTGCTTCTGGGACATAAATGTTCCACTCTCCACGGAACTCATAGCGTCCCTCTTCAATCATTTGTTCCACATCGACATCGATCGGTGTGTAATCAGTACATTCACCCATGGTGCGACACTTGTCTCCCCACAAGCACTTATCACATGCAGCCACTTTTGCTCACCTCCTTGATCCAGTTGGTTAGCAAATCGCGCATGCGCTTGCTTGGCACATAAAGCCAGATTTCTTTGCCATCACGGATAGCACTTCTCCATATCCATTGGACCATAATTGAGAGGGCGTAATCGTCTTCAAAAACATCTACGCCATTATCTTGATAAAACAGTTTTTGTCCTACGTTCATAAAAATGTTTACACAGTAGGCTGCAGCGGTTCTATCCTTAAAGTTGTTGGTCGCTTTTTTATTAAATGGAATAAAGCCGTTAGAGTATCCTTTACCACGTAGCTTATATTCTGCATCGGCATATGTGCTCCACATGCGTTCAGCTGAGCCTACCGCACAAATGTTATGGAAAAAGTTGTACACATTGTTTTTTAACTTCCCAATGTCTGACTGTTCTTTACCAAACCAGCTCAGCGACAATGCGAAGTTGTCGTCTCCAATTTGGTTCAGTTTTTTATTGTCGATAATATGTATCATATCATGTAATGTGCGCACATAGTCTGGCACATATCTAGACGTATCACTGAAGCGAAACACGCCGTCGGTTTTGTCGATGCCGATGAACTCATATGGAATATCGTACATCTCCAAAAAGTGGTGCAGGCTTTGTCCATTAAACAAATACGTCAAAATAAACACTTCCTCAAAGGAAGTAATCAGCTCCGGCGGAAGCTGCCAGTAGAAGAATGACTCTTTCTTTTCCCCAACGACCTTAATCAGGTCTCTCGTCCGTAAAACTCGGAACAGATCGCGGTGAAGTTTGCCGGTGTACACATCCTTAACAAGGTGATACACGCCGCTACGAGTTTCTTCGATATAGCCTGCGTCAATCGCCATCTGGATATCTGCAGGATCTTCATCAAGTGTTTCCAGAACATCCACGTTCTCATCGATGATCAATGTGTACCGCTTCTCTTTAACAAGATCGAGCAGTTCTTGTGGATAGAAGCGAAATGCCTGGTGTGTTGTGGCGATATTCTCTCCTCGACTTACCAGATCAATAGTGTGTAATGTTTTAGAGCCGGAGAACTGCGTAATCTTCTGTGGTTCAAAAAACTGTGTCTTCTCACACGATGTTGCAATACGGTTCGCTTCTTCCAGATATGGAGTGATGTAAATGAAGCGCTTCTCTGGGTGTTCGTTCATGTAGGTGATAGCAGCGGAACTCTTACCGGTGCCCATAATAGCGTCACATACTTTTACCAATAGATCACATCTCCCGTCTTCTTGTTGTAAAAGTGTCCGCTGTCTCCGTCCTCAACCCACTCGTACCCGATGCGACCAACTGACCACGCTGCAGAGCCACATGGATCACAAGCTGTTACCTTATTGGGTGAGATATAATCGAAAACGCCGTCAGTGTCGGATTCATCCATTCTGCTAACCACCTTGTAACACACGGGAACACCATAAATGTTACGAATGATGCCGACCACAATTCCGAACTGGTAGCACCCCTCATCTCCTGCAGCAATTTCATCGCCAATGGAGATCGGATGCGACTGTCCGTAACCGAAGTCGTCAAAGTCTCTTCTTGCGACGGCAATACTATCTTCATCTGCCTGCAAGATCCAGTTGTTTTTCATAGTTTTTGCTACCTCTTTTCTGATTTTACTACCACCAGGGTGGTAAAATGAATTTTTCGGCCTTTGATCTCGGCCTTAACTGGGGGTATCCCTTAAAGAGAATCTCTGTCAGACAATAGAGAAAACAAAGAGCTCTTGAGGGACGTTGTATCTAATAGACTGTGGTTATCATATGAGGCAACAAGTGCCTGTTTGTCAAGGTACACTTTGTATCTGTTAGCAGACTGTCTGCTTCTCTCCAATGACGCTGTCTACCAGATACGGAGTTCTACGAGATCCAAGATTGAGCTCCATGTATGCAGCTTCAATCTCTTCACCGGTAATGCCGATGTAGTCCAGTGTCTGAGCCGCTGTACTGTGTCCAAACATCTTTTGGAGAAGTAGTAGCTTTCTCGGATCATTGTTGCTAATCAGCATCTGATGATAAGCAAATGATTTACGCAAGGTGTGTGTCGCTATGTGAGCTTCGATACCTAAGGCTTCACCAACTTCCTTGAGGATACGTTCAACGGAGTTTCGATGCATTGGCTTGTTAGCATTGCCACACCGGTTGCTTTCTCCTCTGAACATATAGTCACTCAGCTTCACACCGGGAGTGTTCTCCAGATACAGCGTGATAGCATCACAGACTGCATCGTTGATTGTGATGTATCGGTTCTTCTGTACCTTCCTTGTGTTCTTGGTTTTCTTTTCCAGAATAGGGAACGTAGTCTTGAACCTGAACTGATCATCGATCAGATGGGAGAACCGGAGTGTCAGCAGGTCACTGACTCTAAGACCAAAGTTGATGCCAACGATGAAGAGCATATTGTCTCTATATCTCTTTCTGGTAAGGAACCAGTCTGAGATTGCATAGATGGTATCGATGTCTTTGATTGGTTCACTGGTGTGTTCGTTGGCAATCTGGTACGATGTGTCTTCGACAGCCGGAGCGATCATACCCTCTCGGAGAAGTCTCCTTGACTGGCTGACTGCTACCGTATCGATTACCTGCTCTTGGTGCATGGCGGTGAAGTCTATCTGTATTACCTTACCCATGCTTCTTTGTTACCTCCTTAACTCTTCGCTGTAAATGTTATTGTTGACCTAATACTATTATACACATTCCTGGAGAAATGTCAAGCATTTTCTTCATAAAAAATTGTTGATTTTAAAAACTGAGTCTTAAGGAGTAAATTTGGGGCTTAGCAACGATGGGGCTTTTTCTTATCCTCAAGAGACAACAGTGTTAACAGCTTGATCTCCACACTCTTTCCGATAAGAAAAAGCTTGAAAACACAAGGCTTTGAGGGTGGTTTCGGATCTGGGAAATTGAGTGTGTATGTGATGTGGCAACTGGTAGAAAATGTAGGGGAGGAAATGAGGGTAAATATGGAAACTATGCCCCTATGTTGCATAGTGCTGAATTGCAACATACACACAATACACAATGACACACCGCCGACCCACTACACAATGAATAGATACCGCTGTAAATATTTTTGTTGACATTGTTTCAAATCGGTGGTATCTTATTTATGCTGATATGTGGCTTGTGACTGCAATCACAAAGTCAAATCTAATATACTAACATATCAGAAAGAAAGGAACACACCATGGAAAAACTGAATAACTATCAAATCTGTTTTGTGACCACCAACGGCAAAACAACCAAATGCACTGGCACGGAAACAATCACGGCGGAAAGTTTAGCGGACGCATATTTGACCGCTAACGAAAGCCATGGCGAAACATCGGACTTTTTCGTTTATCCTCTGGCAACATTCACAGACGGCGAAAGCCAGTATAGACTGGCAGACTATTGCCGTAAACAGTTCTGGAAATGGGAAGTCAGAAACAACAATGCAGTCATGTCCGCTTTGAACCGCTCCACATGGGACAAAGAGGACGAAAGACAAGACGCCGTTACGGAAGTGTGGGAATGTTTGGTAAAAAATCCGAGTGCGACAATGTTTGAAGCATACCACAAAGCTATGAACAAACTTTCTGCAAATCGTGACAAGCTGTTTAGAAAGAATGAATATGAATATAACCCAAACGCATTATTTACAAACCCATTTGTAGAATATGTCGCAATGGCTACATACCCCAAATTAAACGCACTAATCAAAACGGCGAAGGACAAAGCCGACTTGACCGAAAAGCAACTTGAAATACTGGAACTATACGAAAAAGGGATTGCACCTTCCGACATTCAGACACAACTGGACATTGCAAAACGCACCTATTATCAGCATTACTATACAGCAGTTTACAAGATCCTTCGTACCGCCGTTGAACTTGACGGAAACGGCACACCGACCTTCGCAGAAAGCGGACTTGATAGCGCAGATATAGCGGAGGCAGTTCTGGCATACGCAAAGAG